TCCCACGCCTGGTACTGTTGATGGATCTGAATAGTCTCTATCCCATTCGGGATTATCAGTTTTCCATTGATCCCAGTCATGAATACTCATTACAACTTCTTTCTGTTCACCAGTTGTTTTGTTGACCACAGGGTATGTTGCCATTAAGTTTCTTCTCCGTGAAGTTCTTTTTTGATTTGTTTTTGAATTTCAACCACTCCATTTCTCCATTCTAATGCTTCAGAAACTATTGGAAACTGTTCTATGAAAACAGTTTTACATGCCTGTGCAATGTCCATGTGTTCCTTCTGAGTTCCGTTGGCGGATCTCAACTCAATATAATGAATCCATGATCTACAAGAACCTGTCATATAGATTCTTGTCGGTGTGCAAAGTGGTAGAACCATTCTGGCACATTCTTTTGCAACTCCTTCCTCTAACATCTGTTGATATAGGGCGGTTGCAGAGTCAAACAAAGTCTTCATTTGTAATTCTAACTTCTGTTTGACAAACTCATCAAGATCGTCTGTAGAGTTTTGACGATTCTTTAAATCTTGTTTCCTGAGTTTAGGAACAGGAATAGTCCCTAGTTGTGTGCTATCAGCATATCTCTGAGAGAACTCTTGGAATGTAAATGACCTGTGACGGAGTATCTGTGCTGCAATGGCACGAGTTGTCTCTATCTCAAGTGTCATACTAGATTGTTCAAATACTGACCAATGATTATGTTTGATACAGTATTTCAATAGTCCAGCAAACTTTTCATTATCCTGATTAGCAGGGTTAGAAACTCTGGCGATATGTGCCATTGTTTTCTCTGCGTCAGGTGTTACTGTTACTAATTTTACATCCATTACATTTCTTCTTGATCAGCATAGGTGATAGGTTTACTGTCACCATTAACGTAAGCAGTAGGATCAGAATAAACTTCTGCTTCCAACTCCTCTATAACAGTTTTCAAATTCTTAATGATAAGTTTCAAATGATTTTTATCCATATCAAATAAAATAATTAAAGTTAATCACACACCTACGAAGTTCTTCAATTGGAGAGCATCCAGCATGTTTAGTATTTGAATTAAATACTACCATACGATTGGCCACACTGTCAACCTTTGTACCATCTTCAAATCGGGTATAACCGTCATTACTATTTACATAGTATATGGAAGTGATGCAATCGTCAACGTCTGTGTGTAGATCATACTCCTGTCTCTCTGGTGTTCTCATATTTAGATTAGCCTTTATTCTCACTATTGAGATGGGTTCCAACTCATTAATGATAGGCATAAGATTGTAAAAGAACTGACTTCTAGGTTCAAACTGTGCATAAAATACATGACAAAATTGATAATATCCGTCATCAGGTGTATTTACACCTTTACCGAACTGCCATTGAAACGAAGAATCCTCCATCATTAATTTGCGGAGGACTTCATAATCATCAGGTTTTAAGAAATCATCAATTATTTTCAATTTCATTAGCTTCGTTAGTTAGTTCACTCACTAATTGCTCAGTTCCGTCCATCATCTTAATCTGAAATAGATTAGATTTCATATACTTTTTAATTTTCTTATATTTCTTCAATACTTTTTTATATTCCTTTTGATTAATCTCTACCTTGCCTTCTTTAGCATCACCAGAATATTTACTTCCAGTAACGTTTCTACCGTCTCCCATAGGAGATGATCCACTATACTCAGCCATGGTTCACCTCTAGTTCCCATTCCATCATGGATAACAAGGTATCCATAGGTATCCAAGTTGGGTCTTCGTCTTTAAATTGAACTTCAACCTCAGTTACATTTTTAGCTAAGAACCTGTTGTAAGTTGTTCTAGTATTTTTGACAACACTTATAGGATTAATCATTTACGTTTCTGATTGGGTTTTTTACTTACAGGGGCTTTTTTATCAGATTCTGGATTCCATAACTTAGGATTAACAATACCCTTTGTTTGTTTCCAACCTTTCAGGCCTGTTTTAAACTTATCATAATAGTAATCAAACATATCTGTTTGTTTCAAACATGTTGTGATATCATAGAATGTTTTATCCTCACCATTTTCTTTATCAACATATTCAACAAGATATGCTGTGTATGGTAATTTCTTATCTTCTGCTAATTTAGGATCACACTTTTCGTGAAGTACTTTCATTAGGATCTATTCCCCCATGTAATTTCTGGATATGCTTCTGCCACTAATTCCTTAGTGATATTGTATTTTGTGTTTAGAGCTTTATCTTTTACAAGAACAAGAATCTCAGCCTCTGGTTGAGGTAGAGTCTGGAGAATATTAATGAATATACTCTCTCTTTTGATTTTATTTAAAGCATCATCACCACCTTTTACGAAGCGGTAGAATTGTCTTGCGGCATTACGAATGGTTGTTCTCTGAGGAACACCCTGTTCTTTAGATGCCTGTACATCACCTTCTACAGGTTGATATGGTACAGATCCTTCTGGAAGAACAGAGATAACCGATTCATCAAAGTTCCATATCATAACCATTTTGAAAGAATCGTCCCCATGAGTACGGAGAATATCTAACTTTTTGGCTTTTACTTTCTCAGAATCTACTGCTTCCAAGATTTCATAAACCATAGGATTGGGTGGAAGTGTTTTCTTCTTAACTGTTACTGTCCTTGGTTTAGAGGCAGTAGTTTTCTTACGAGGAGTAGTTTTCTTCCTAGTTGACGTAGATCTAGTCTTCGTCGCTGTCGTCTTCTTCGCTGTTGTCATTTGGATTTTCAAACCTCAAGGCTACTATTTCATCGGCAATTAACATGCCATTTTCATCATACATCTCAGGGTGAACAAAAGCTTCATTCCTATGTTGCATGTTGACGTAATTGTTTTGTTGCGCTAACCAGCCAATTATACCACCTAATATCAAGAATGTAAAGCATAATATACTGAATATGACAAGAAGTACTGATGATTCCATTGGATTCCTCCCAAGGCTAACTGGTTTTCTTTTTTATATCTAGTGATAATCTAAACTCTCTGCCAAATAATGAGAGTTTGATATCAAAGACCTTTGGTGTTTGTTTTGGTTTCGGTTTTCTCTCTCCTCTAAGTATAAGTTCTATGCCTTTATTTATGTCCATATCACTAACTATCATTACTGTAGACCCTATGTTCTTTTAGATATTTTAAGGTTTGATTTGCATCACCAATAACCTTATCACCCATCGTTACCTGTGGCATGGATAACGTATGGGGGAACTGACTTTCAAACTCCTTCACAGTGTAGTCTTTGTTTAGTTCCTTATAAACATAGTCTTGACCTAGCATTTCAAGTACAACTTTTACCTGATAACATCGAGGGCATTCTTTTTTTCCATAGATTGTAAACATAATTAATACTTGATTACTTTGACTTTCTCCCACTCATGTTCAAAAACACATATGGCACCGTGAGATCTTTCATTAAAACATATTGTAAGATATGTAGATAGTTTTCTACCATCTAATCCTCTGTTAGGTTTGTCACCTACAAAAAGAACCCGACCCTCTATGTGGCCGAGTCTTGCAATAGAACCCTCACGGATTGCTATAGTTCTCGCAGTATCTAAGAAAACTTTCTTCGATTCCTCTGGTATCGGTTTTACCTTGCGATACCCATAGGTGGCAGAATTCGTAGAGGTTACGGACATTTTCGAGAGTGTTGTATTTTTTTAAAGAAAGAAATGTTTGTTGGCGTAGTGCCATACGTTCATCACGATACCTTAAGTCATTCATCTGTCTCTTGTTCCTTTTCCATCCTGTCAATAGCGGTAGTCATCTTATCGAATAAGGTTTCCGTTCCTTGAATATTGTCAAGGTGTGCTATAATACCGCCTAGTTCTCTTACAACAAAAGGTTTTTCTACTCTCGCTGCAAACGCAAGTGCATCTCTGAGATGTATTTCAGCCTTTTTTAGACTCTCTAAGGTTTGTTCTGATAGTGCCATTAGTCTTTCTTGATAGAGTTCCAATCGTCTTGGAATAATTGTAATCCCTTGTCGGTTAGAATGTGATTATACATCTTGCCAAATATAGCAGGGGGCATAGTAACAACATCTGCTCCTACTGAAAAACAATCTGCAACATCTTTTACATTTCTAAGAGACGCAGCAAGAACCTGAGTTCTTGACATATGTTCTTTATATAGATTTGCGATGTCTTTTACGAGTCCGATACCTTCAAATGAATTATCATCAACTCTTCCTACAAATGGTGAGATATATGTTGCACCCGCTTTTGCAGCAAGAACTGCCTGTGCAACTGAGAAACATAGGGTCACATTTACTGTGAATAAGTCACTTGTCAATAACTTACACGCTTTTAGACCTTCTACTGTCAACGGCACTTTGATAGTCACATTCTTCATATCTTTAAATGCTTGTGCCTGTTCTACCATCTCCATGGCTTCTTCTGCAACTACCTCTGCCGAAATAGATTCCAAATAAGGGAACTCTCCAGATATTTTCTTAATTGTTTCTACAGGATCTCCACCACTCTTGAGTATTAATGATGGGTTAGTCGTCACACCGTCTATCAGACCTGTTTGAGTAAACTTTT